CGGTCAATACCTGCAGACTACGGGTTTGGCTTTCAATCTCTGCCGTCTTGACAAAGACAAAACGCGCCGCCTGAATGGCTGCAAAGGATCCGGCAAGTTTGCCGATGGTGCCTTGTAACTTGCTGATTGCAGAGTCAGTCTGAGCTGACGCCCGGTTGACATCACGCAGCGCATTAACCGCCTGCCGCGCATCAACCCTTAGCTCGACGTTTGAGACTGCCATGGCACCATTCTACCGAGGTCGTGCCTTGTCCTCGCGTTCTTTTCTGGTCTGGTAGTACGCCGCAAAATGCACGAACTCAGCATCGGTCAGCTCAGTCCGCAGCCGGCTGACCGTCATGCCTAGTTCAGTAGCCAGGAAGAACTCGAAGAAGAGCCAGTTATCCTGGCTCAGTCTTTTTTTGCTTCCTCTAGGCCAGCATCATCACCAAGGCCGAACAGGAACAGCTCCAACTCATTCAGCACGCGCTCGGGCAGCTCGCGTTGCAGCTTGGCTGCATCAGCCGGCGCGAATGCCTTGGTGCCGTTCTCCAGCTCAGCAATCTGGCACAGCATTTGCGTGCTGACCTCCAGCGCCTCATCGGATCCTGCCAGCGCTGTTGCGCGCTTACGGTCTGCGCGAGTGATCGGCTTGAAGTAAAGATCCAGTACCGTATCACCAGCATCATTCTTGATGCTGAACTTACGGCGCTGGTTCAGGTCAAATGCACCGGCGAGCAGATCAACCGGGCGTTGTGAGGCAGGCATCAGATGCTAAGCGTGAGGGTTCCGCTGGAGACGAAGTTGATCGTGATGATCTCGATCTCGCCAACAGTAGCCGAGTACTCGCTACTTGTCACCACGATGGTGCCGGTGATCTTCTTGCCGCCGGTCTCGTCCAGATACAGCTCAACCGCTGCATCGGCCTCGTCGTTGGTCTGGTTGGCATCCTTGATCAGGTCCAGCTTGTCACCGGCGCCAGGGGCGTCGTACATCACCTCGATAGTGCCTGATCCACTGATCAGACCGCCGATGTTGGCGCGGTAGGTAGCGCCATGGGTGGTGGCGTCGTAGGACTCCTTTTCAACGGTCATCGACCATGACCGCACCGATGCGATCTCGGACAGACCGCCGCTGCCAGCCTTGTCAAAAAAGACTGTCCCTTGTTGCCCGCGATAGAAAGCCATGATCAGATGTCGAGGGTGATGGTTCCGTTGGTCACGAAGTTGACCGTGATCACTTCGATCTCGCCCACTGTTGCAGAGTACTCAGCCGAGGTGATCACACCGTCAAAGCTGATCTTCTTTGTGCCGCTTGTATCTAGGAACAGCTCGAACAGTGCGCCGCCATCGTCGGATGCGGTGTTGACGTGCTCGATGAACACGTTGGTCTCATCAGCACTGCTGGCGGTATACATCAGCTCGCAGGTGCCGCTGCCACTGATCAGTCCGCCTACGTTCGCCCGGTAGGTGGCGCCCAGTGCGGTGGTGTCGAGTGATTCCTTTTCGACAGTCAGCGACCAGGAGCGGGTGCTGGCGATCGTTGCGGCAGTTGTTCCGGCATCATCGAACTTGACGCTGCCTTGCTGCCCTCGGTAAAAAGCCATGGCTAAAGATCCTCGAAGGTTTCAAAGGTCAGTCTGACCTGTGTTTGGAAGAAACCCTCCGGCGCCGGCGCAGCCACTACCTCGGGTCCGATCGGCGGGTCAAAATGAACACCGCTGACTATGACCCTATTGTAGAGGTCCCTGATCCGTTTGCCGATCGTTAGGTTAGCGCCAGGGCCAACACCTAACGGCGTAAAGATGTTGATCGCAATGACGCCGATCACGCTATTGCTGCTGCCTGTAGTGCCGCCCATGGTGAGGTACTCATTGGCGCCAAAGCTGACCAGGCATTGCACCCATGAGCTATTAGGCGTCGGCACATAGGGCTGGTTGTGGAACACCACCGGGATAGCCGGCGACAGCGCCAACTCGGTTGCAAGCCGGGCCTCAATGGTGGCGCGGACGGTGTTGAGGTTGACCGCAGCCATCAGCCTTGCCTCCTGATGCGCTCCCAGTTGGTATCAACAAAGCGTTGCATCTCACGAGCCGTGCGGTCTATCCATCCTGCCGGTGCCTGTCGGCTGCTGCCCTGCGCCAATGACTCGGCATAGGGCAGGTTGTTGTGGATGCTGTAGTAGTTGCCCAGCTTCTCTTGCCCTGGCTGGTAGTTGGTGCCCTTGGGTGGTGTAATGCTGGTGCCGTAACTGCCCTCGGGCGCTGGGGTACCATCGGCTGCATTCATGCCGATCTGCCAGCTAAACCGGAATCGCCCGGTATCGACGGGACTTTGCAGCTTCAGTCTGCTGTCAGTCTCCAGCACCGTCACGCGCAGCAGCTTCTCAAGCTGATCGCCCATGTAGTTGCCAATATCGCGGATGGGCAGGTTGCTCATGCTCTTAGGATCAACTCGTAGGTGATCGCGGTGTTGTCCTGCTCGATCGTGGTCACGCGGATGATCTGATGCACCACGCTGCTGATCAGCACCTTATCGACCGTTGTCGGCGCCAGCGCCAGGTCAGATGCAGCGACGATCAGTTTCTTGTCGCCAGCCTGCACCAGTTCATTCACCTCGCGTGCGTTGACCTGATCCAGCACGCCCTGAACCGCTGCGTCGCTAGTGGTCTCGGTGATCGCACCTGTCGTGGTGTTGTAGGCGCCAGCAGACACCGTGCGGATGGTGACAGCGCCGCCAAGTTCTGCCATCAGCTTGCTGGCAACCTTCCGCAGTGGCTTGGCTAGGCTCACGCGGCCTCCAATTGCATCTTGTCACTGTCTTCGTACAGCAACCTGTCAAGATCCTCTGTAGCGATGAACTCGAGCACCTGCGTGCCGATCGTTGGCGCCAGCTTCAGCTCACCGTCAAGCCCGATGACGAACGTGTCATTGCCGTAGATCTGCAACAGGTCGATACCTTGCAGGATCTGACCAGTGGCAACATCTAGGCGCGTCATCGTCAGCTCCTGGTAACGGTCAGCAGATTGTCGTTGGCGTCGTAGGTCATGGTCAGCGTTGCAACCAGCTTGCCGCCGGATCCGCCGCGGTAGTACTCGACCTCGGTCAGATTGCCGCTGCCGTCGTAGGTGTTGCTGATGTAGTCATGCGTCGGGATCTCAAGCCCTGCGCGCATTACCGCATCACCACCGCCTAGGAAATAGCTCATGACCGTCGGATTGCGATGTTGCCAGGTCCACTAATTCTAAGCCCTGTCAGGTAACGCTCCATCAACGGCGGCACCTTGTCGGCACCCACGGCGCCGTAGCCGTTGCTAGGTGTCACGTCAATGCTGCCGATCTTCACATTCTTGTAATCTTCCAGCCCGCTGAGGCCCAGCGCGTCGGTGTTGTTGTTCAGGTACACCGCTAGCACGACCTCGGCATATTGCACCTGCACTGGAATCTCGTTGTCGTCGAAGTAGTCCGTCGTGATGCGGAACGGAAACCCAACGGCGTAGGTGTTGATGTAGGTGTCAGGCCGCCTCACGCCAGTCCGGGGCCATTGCAGTGCCTGGGTATCGGTGCTGCGTGCACCTAGGAACCGCTCACGATCGAGCCGTTGCGTTGCGGTGAACAGCGCTCGGTTTTTTTGATCCGTCGTTGCAGATGCCCATGCGATGACGTCATCGTCTTGGATGAAGCCGTCAACTATCGCCTGCGCTGCTGCCAGGGTCAGGTAGCTGTTGGCGTTTGCGCCGCCCACTGTTGCGTCGATTGTTACTGCCATCTTCTTGCACCTGTGGTGTCAAAGTAGGAAGAGAGGCCACCTCCGTAGAGGCAGCCTCCCGTTCACGCAGTCGCCGAAAAGCGAACAGCCCCATCAGACGCGCTTGAGCAGCACGGTGACGATCACACCAGCCAGATTGGTGGTGGTGCCGGTGACATCCAGCGACAGGCGGTCGCCTGCATCCAGTGTCAAGTTGGCGGTGGTGCTGGTCAGAGCGGGGGCCTGCTCGGTCAGAGCGGTGCCCTTGAGGTTGATCTTGGTGGTGCCGAGGAGGTCATCACCAGCGGTTGCGGCTTCCGTGCCTTGGCAACGACGGATCGTGCCGGTGACAGCAGAACCGTCATCGCCAGCAACGGCGTGCACTTCACGGATGCTCACCACTTCGCACTTTACCGGAGCGGTGAAGAACTGCACATCAGCCACCGAAGAGGCGATGTAGTGGGTAGCAGTGATGTACTGCTCGGTGGACAGCTCAAACTGGGAAGGTTGTGCCATGGCTAGTTACCTCAGTAGTTAGAAGTACAGGTAGCACGCACGATACCAATGTTCTTGGTCTCGTACACCTTCGTCCAGTTGCCAATCGTCGCCAGTTGTGCCTGGGTGGGGTTGACAGTGCCGACAGTCCACTTAGCGCCAACCGGGTGGTAGCAGTAGTGCAGGTCGATCGACATGGCATCGCTCTTGGCGAGGATGTCACGATCGGTTTCGGTCTGCATTGCCATCTGCTCACCGCTGGCGATAGCGCCGGCAGTGAAGAAGTACACCGGATAGTTGGTGCTGGTGGGTGCCAGGTCGTCCGAGACGATCACGCGCAGACCCATGTAGGTCGGAACGTTTACCTCGCCGAAAGCAGCAGCAATCGAACCGCCCGACTGGGTGGTGGTGGTGCCGCGTGCATCGGTAGTGGCGACATAGTCGATCGCTTTGCGCTCGACCAGGTCGTAGTAGATCGCCGAGTGCATGGCAACGGCGGTCAGCTTGTCGCCTTGATCGCCCAGCTTGGCGCGAACCTTCGCAACAGTGCGAGGGCTCAGGGTGCCCATGCCGGTCGTGTCAACACGCAGATCAGTGAACGCAGGGCTATCGGAACCGGTGAGGCTACCGAAGACGCCTTCGAGGCACTTGATCAGGTCCTTCTGCCGCTGGTTGGCGACATAGTCGGCCACCTTGGCGCCGATGGCAGCCATGGGGTCAGCGCCAGCAGCCAGGGCTGCCAGATCGCGGGCTTCCCATGCACGGCCGCGGTGCAGGATCACGCCAACTTGCTTGTCAGCGGTGATCTTGCTAGGCGACAGGCTGGTGCTATCGGACAGCACCTCGAAGTCGCCGGACAGGTTGGCCTTCCAAAAGGGAACGTTGATGTAATCACCACCCTCAGTAGCGTTCAGCTCAGCCATTGGTTGCACCACGCCGCTAGCCAAGAAGGCGTCGCGCTGGGTGGTTTGCTCAATGACGTAAGGCGTAAAAACCTCTGGGATGATGATGTCAGAGCGAAGAGTCGCCATGATGAATCACCAGAAATGGTTTACGGTGTGGGCGCAGCCCGTATCACCAGCGCAGCCGGTTAGTTGCAGCTTAGCGGTTAGCGGTTGCTTTCATGCGCTCGTACAAATCACGATCAGTGCGGAATAGCCTGGCCTGCTCAGTCAGGTTGAACGACTCACGGCTGAACGGGTTTGACATGCCGGTCGGGATGCTGCTGCTGACACCACCTGACGGCGCGCCGCTGCCTTGTGGCTTGGGTTGCTTTTGCATCCATGCTGGCAGCGTCTTGGCCCATTCCTGCACTGGCGTGCGCTGGTAACCATCGACCACGACGACAGTGCCATCAGGATCGCGCTCGATCTGATCGGCACTCAGCTTGGTTTTGAGTACCATGTCTGGGTCGTGCACGATGTCAGCCAATGCCGTTACGGCTGGCGTGACCAACTCGAGCTCGCGCACGCGGGCCTCGAGTGCGGCAATGCGCTGGTCCTTCTCCGCCGTCGCCTCACGGAATTGCTGCTCCAGAGCCTGTCGCGCCTCTTGATACTTGCCTTGCGACTCAAGCTGCTGCTGTTCATAGTTGCGCTTGAACTCCAGTAGTTCATTGACATCTACGCCATCAGGAACAGCAGGCCCTTTCTTTGCAGCGCGTAGTTCGGCAATCAGTTCTTTATTCTTGCGTTCTAATGCTTCAACGCTTCGTTGCAAATCCTCAGTCGCCGCAGGCTCCTGGGTTTGTGTTTCATCCGACATGAATAACCCGCAGGGTTAAGTACGCTGCCATCGTATCAGCTAGACGGCAATGGCACGGGAATGGGATACACCAATCCGTGAACCGTGGAACCCGTTGATCAAGGCGTGCCTCAATGCGATCGACCGCCACGAGCACCTGTACCGCAGCACCGGCAACGGCTGGCACGCGGCCAAAGCACATGAGCTGCGGCGGTATGTGTCAGAGCTGAAGGACTGGATTCACCAACAGGAATGTGTCACCACTTCACCTTGTCAGCCCAGAATGCCGGCGACATCTTCCCGCGAGCAATGTTACTGGCGTGCCTTGCCTTGAACGATGCCCTCCTGGCCTTAGCTGCTGCTGATTCGCCTTCACGCGGCGGACTGCCGCTGACGCCCTGCTGCCCAAACCGGATCAGCTTGATGGTGTCGCCTTCCTTGGCAAGCACTGCATGGGATTTGGTCGGATGCCCTGGTGTCCGCTTGGGTTTGTTGTAACCCTCGAAC